GGCTGCTAGGTCCGTGGTGCTTAAAGTTACGTCAGAGTCCGCGCTGAGTGTAGTCGTGCCTGCTACAGCCGTGTCTAGTAGTGAGGTAATAGAGTCGTTGACTGTATCGCCCCAAGTGCCGTATAGCTCCCCATCGACCGGGAGGGCCAATCCTAAGAGCGTGGTTGCTGATGTGGTCATCTCAAATCCTTACGGGTATGTAGCTATTGTATTAAAAAATAATGGTTTTGGGTAGGTCATACGACTGTCCAAACCGAACCAGTAGCAATTGTTACCGTTATTCCGTTAGCCACCGTTACGGGGCCAGCACTCATCCCGTTGTAGTTTGCGGGTACGGCGGTGTCTTTGGTGATTGTGATTGCGTTCAGGTAGATGGAGCCGTCTGCTCCGGCGTATATCTCTTGGCCTGCTGTCTCGTAAGTGGACTTGCTCGCTGGGTACGTTACAAAAACATCTTTAGTTCCTGCGGACAGGTTAACCAAGCTACCAGAATTGCTGGAAGTCAGCACCGTAGTACGAGACAGCGTTGTTCCAGAGGATGTGTACGTACCAATACCCACTTCAAACTCAGCCCCGCCGTTGGATGAAATAGTGTAATAGGTAGTGTTCCCATCACCGACGGCTGCAAAGGACTGGAACCCAATGGATGCACCTAGCAATGTAAGCGTACCTGTGCCCGTGGTTGTGGTGGTCTCCTTTACCCGGTCTGCCAGTACTAGTGCCATTTTTTATCCTTGCGTATTGACGACTACCCAATTGGTAGTCTGCGCGTCGTTAATCACACCCCATCCGGGGGTCTGTGCGCTGCCTATATTTTGCCAGCTTACGGTCTGGCTGTCATTGATAACTTCCCATAGTAACCGCACTGAGAACGAATCTGAGCCAGTAGCCGCCTCTTGGAGCGCAGCAATGAACACCGCTGTGGCTACAAAAACATCCGATCCCGTTAGGCTTTCGGTTATTGCTGTCTCAAATATAGCCAAAGAACTTGTCGTATCTGTGACTGCCCCGGTCTCACTTATAAACGCCACAGCCCCTAACTGTCCAAAACTTGCATCCGTACCGGTCGCAGTATCTTCCGAAGTACCAAAGAACACGAACGATGTAGCCAACGCATCCAGCCCCGAAGCAGACTCGGTTATCGAGGTAAAGAACGCCTGCCATGCTGCATCTGCGTCAGTCACTGCCCCGGTCTCTGTAACGGCTGTCTCAAATGTCTGTGCTGCGGAGTCTGTCTGTGTTCCCGTAGCCGCCTCTACCACGGCGGTAATAAACGTCTGTATTGCTGAAGCCGCATCTGTTACCGTGCCTGTTTCCGTCAAGGCTGACACATACACCTGCACTGCCGAATTAATGTCTGTTGCGGTCGCAGACTCTGCCAAACTAGGTGTAAACGTGCTTCCGGCTACTAAGTCAACATCGGTTACGGTTCCTGTCTCTGATATTCCGGTAACAAATGTCTGCGTTGAACTTACTGTCTCTGAGCCTGTACCTGCTTCTGTAACCGCTGTCTCAAACGTCTGCGCTGAACTTATTGTCTCTGTACCTGTTGCTGTTTCTGCCAGAAAAGATACAAAAAGTTGTATAGCCGCTGCTACATCCGTCCCCGTGGCTGTCTCTTCAATGCTAGACGCATAGGTAGTTGGGACTTGCCCAAGGGCGGCAAAGGGAGCCTGAGCAAAGGTGGCGTAGCCAAACATGCGTCAAACCCCGAAGGGCTACACCGCTTCTAGCTGTGCTTCATCAAACCAGCGTTGTTGTGGCTCACCATCAACAGTCCAGCCAATTAGGTACTGCACGTTGCCATCGTCGTCCATACGCATAGCCATGACAGGGCCTTGAGGAACCACTGCCTTTAATTGGACGGTATCGCCTTTTTTAAACTGTGCCATGTTAAATCCTTAGCCAGCCAAGCTGAATGTGTATGTGACATTGAGGGTATCGCCAGAAGCCACCGAACGGTCTCCGGGGGCTGTAAAGTCAGAGGCAGAGAACAGAACACCTGTCGTGCCAGACTTAGTGCTATTGCTAACCAAAAACGCACCGCCCACAGTCGCTGTGGCGTTAATGGTAAACGATGCTGGAGAAGCAGAGTTAGTCTGTACCGATGGGTTGGCTGTAGTAGCTGTTCCGAAAGTAGCCACAGGGCGTGTAGCATTGCTGTAAGGAACGATTTCAGTCCAACCAGCATGAGATGCCATTGTGTCTCCAGCAGCAGGGCTGTTAGAAGCCGCAGCGCCGTACAGTCCAATATACCAAGCAGCGGTATATGCAGAGCCTTTGAAGTACTGGGCGTTCATGTCTTGTAAACCTTCGTTTACCACTAGGTTAGGGCAACGTGCTTCCCACTTCAGATTTCCATCTGCGTCAAGACACTGCATGGTGTAAACACCTTTGGCAGTTGCCGAATCCCCGGTGCTGTTGGCTTGCGTTAATGCGCTTGCTACTGCGTCTAGACCGTGTGCTTTTTCGTTGGACATATCAAACTCCTAGTTAGAACTGCGAATTAACGCTGAAGTGGCTGTATTGGCTGGCATTGTGATGGTAAACGTACCGGTAGATGTTTTATCTGACCCAAAATCTAACACCGCAATGGACTTATTTCCTTGGCTGGCATTGTAAATCAAGGCACACCGTGCTGTCACGGATGTTGACCAAGACGTATTGGCCCAGTTAACGTAGACCGTGTACCCAGAAGTATTAAGTGCTACCCCGGTCATGACCTCGCCACCTGCTGTATAGCCTGACGCTACAACCTCATTGAGGGTGGTATATACCGTGGTAGTCTCATCAAGGTTAGCATCAGCCGTGTAGAGGGCAATCTTAATGGTGTCCGTCAGCAGGTTGTGTACCGCTTGGTACACCTCTGCTTTAAACGAAGTTGTCTGGGTTTGGACGATCATGTGACTGCCTGACGATACTGACCACTACGATACGCATCCTGACGCTCAAGGCCATCGCCAAGTCGTTTAGCCAGCATTAACGCTTCCTTGTACTTGCCATCGTAAAGAGCAACCATGTCAGCCTCACCCTTCATATAGGTGATTGCTTCCACCAACGACCCATAGAGCAACACGGAATCAAAGTTGTCGCCCAACCATGTAGTTAACGCGGTGGTAATGGACTCAGGGTAATAGTAGTAATGTAGTTCTGCGTAGTACTGTGCATCTGGCGTTGGGCCAAGAATAAACGACAACTCATTGGTCGGTACAGGTGGGTTACCCGCAGTTGTAGTAGGCCCGAACAAAGCGTAGTACTTAGGTAGGGCTGTATCCGCAGGGGTTGGGTACGCTTCACGAATGAAGTTAACATCCTTGTTCAGCAAGTAATGGTACGTCTCCGTAGCCGTTCCGTAGCCCTCAATCACCGCTAACGAATAAGGCGAAAGGAAGTCACTGGGGCAAGACAGGTACTTGTTGTTGGTTGACAAAATACCCGTTACGTTCTTACGTATTGAAGGGAACTGAATGGTGTTGTAAATGCGCTGCTCTGCCTGCGTTATGAACGTATTCATATCCGTAGTTGGGAATGTGTTCTCCGTGTAATCGGAGATAGCAACCACTAGAGCAGCGTAGTTCATGCCATTGGGCCTCGTGCCATTACACCTTTAGTAGCTGCGCCTGTGCCACGGATTTTAATTCCATCGGTCTTAGTTGGCTCGTTACCAGCGGATTTACTGATGTTGCCTACGCTTACGTCAAACGAGTCTAACTTGCTGCGGTTAGGTTCTTTGCCGGGATTCTCAGCAACGGTGACACCCTTGCCTGACATAGTGTGGGGTTTAGCGTAGAGGCTGGCAGGGCCAACTTCTTTACCCATGCGTTTCATGCTTTGTGTTGCCATATTAGCCTCGCTTTTGATTAGCTACTTTAGCTAGACCACGGCCTAGCTTCAGCATTTCTTCATTGGTCTTGCCGCCTTTGCTACCTTTTCCACCATGCTGAATGCCAACGGAAGGGCCGCTATCGCCAAGATTTTTGCCTTTGGTTTTACCTTTTACAGTAACGCCATCTGCAGCTTTTGTGTATGCCATGATTAACTCCTATGAAACCGTAAATTGATTTGACTTGCTTTGGTTGTGCTTTGCGGGTATGACTTGCAAATTGTACGGGGTATGCAGCCCAGACACAAGTTTTCCTTGTAAAGGAACGATATGGTCAACTTGCCAAGAAAAACCAAACAACTTGGTACGAAGCGCTGCCAATTCATAAGCCTGCTCAATCATCCAGTGATCGTCTTGCGTTAGCCACTTTGGCGTTTGCATCCTTTTGGATAACTGGTGTTTACGACTCCAAGCATTTGTTTTTGCCGGGTATTGAGCGCGATATTTTCGTGCTGCTTCTTTGGCTGCTTCAGCATTGACCAAATATTCTGCTTTGCGGAATTGAACTTTTCTTTCTGGGTTTTGCTCTCGCCAAAGTTTTGTTTTTAAAATTGAGGCTTCTCTTGTTCGTGCGTAGTACGCTGCTCTTCGAACTTTAAAATAACTTTTTCGGCAATCCAAACATTGGCATCTCTGTAACTCAAACTGGTTTACAGGCTTATTTTCTTTACAAACAGTGCAAGTTTTCATGATACCGTTATCGTAACATTTCCGACACTCGTGGTTGCAACTAGGTAGTTTGGGGTTAGAGAGGCGTCAAAAAAACTAGACCCACCAACAGGGTTCCAATTCCACTGAATATCCCTAGATCCACCACTATTGTATCCGTCAGTCATCTGTCCGGAAACAAAATATGTGGTATCTCTACGAGGATTCCTCAAAGCTTGAGGATCATCTACAGGATACATACCCAACTGGAGTTGTGGCTGATCTGGATCCCAGCAACTCTTGCAGACCAAAAGGTCATAGACCTTGGTCTTAATAATCTCTTTTTTCAGGTCAACAAGTTTAAACTGCGCCCCGCATCTATCGCAGATTGCAATCGCCTTCTTACCTGAAGCAAACCTATTAGCCATTTAAATGTAAGTCTGTCGAGGAACAAACCGCAAGGCGGCTGTTTCACGGTCTTCTGTTGAAGCTAATTCCCAAGCTTCGTCATACTGCATTTTTAAGATCTCTAGGCGCTGTGCCCCGTTGGGCACTTTTAACGCTAAATAATAGGCAAGCCCTGCAACCATGCAAGGTAAAAACCGGAATGGAACGTCCATAGTGTTTACACCGCTTCCGGCATCGTCAACACGGCGCATACGGTAGTAAACAAGCTGGTAGGTTGTTGTGTTGTCTGGGGTAGGCCAGACTGTTACGGCTGGTGGGCGAGTCCAATAAACTGGAGTTGTTACGATATGGGTAGCTGCTGCGGTATCTTGCTGTGCCCTGCCGCAAAAGTTCAGAGTTCCGGCTGTGCCACCTGTGGAGGTAACTGAGCTATAGCTGATGATTTCGTTGTCTAGCTTTACAAATCCTGCTGATGGCAGGGGATTTATGTTGCTTAAAGCAATTGTTGAATCTGTTGCTGTGACTGCCGTGGTGACGGTAGAGGCAACTAAATTGGTCTGACCGTCCATTCTTTGAATCCAAATCTGGATCGGGCGAGCCTGTTGCAGCTTGTTTGGAATGGTTGCATAGGTAGAAACACTGATCCGGGTGATTGTTAGATCAGCCTGAGTCGCCACGGAGTTAGCGCCTGTGCGTATAAGATGCTCTAAAAGGTCTACGGTGTCGTCAGGTAGCGCATATGTGCTAACGCCGGGTATTAGCGTGATCGTGCCTTGTTCAAACGTCCACATGTTGACACCACGATTAGACCAGTCTGCAAATAGAAGATTCAAACTTCGTCTAGCTGTCTTTAGGTCATAACCGGAACGAAGCTCGGAACCAGCACGTTCAAATGCTTCCTCAACAATTTCTGTGAGTTCTAAATTGAATGATGTGGTTCCGGAGGTTGCCATTGTTATTTCCTTGCCGTTTTAGCGGCTTGCAAGAAAGCTGCGTTAGTAGGAGCACCTTTAGCTCCCGGCTTACGCATTTTTTCTCCACGCGCTCTTTTGGCATGAATGTTCGCGTACAAACCCACTTTACCGCCATCTGCGTATTGTGTAAACGCAGTGTCGTCTCGGCGGGCTTTCTTAATTGCTGATGGCATTTTAGAGGGGTTAATGTCACCCATGCCACGGCTGGACATCATTTTTTTCCTTTCGACATTCCGCCGCCACACATGGCAATCATCTTACCTTTTGTCTTGCCACGGGACTCGATACCGCCGCCACGGATGGATCCGCCCTTGGCTTTTTTTACCACTGGTTCATCCACAGGGACTGAGTCAGGGTACATCTTGGCCTTTGCCTGCTTTGGCTTGGCTACAGGCTCGTCCACTGGGACATCTTTAGGGTATTTCATTTAGCACATCTTTCCACGAGTTTTGCCCCGTTGAGCAATACCGTCACCACGACTAGAGGCGGAAGAAACTGAGCCACCAGAAGCCATCTTTTTAACGGCTCCGCCTTTTTTCATGCCGCGAGACTCACGTTTCATCTCATTAGCAGCTTCGTTTTGCTTTTGGATTACGGCTCGTCCATCCGACTTGTAGTATGAACCACGTCCATTACCAGCTTCGCCAGAACGTAGGAACTTGGAAGCAGCGTCTTCATCACGCTGTGCCATAGCCATATCAGTGCCAGATTCACTCATCTGCTTACCAAGTTCGTCGCGTTCAGACATATCTGGCTCGCTAGAACGACTGCCTCGACTTCTGCTTTTTTCAGAGTCGGCGGTAATTGGATCTGCACGTTTAAACGCAATAGGAGAACCTTTACGGGTCAATCCACGTTTGTCATTGAGGTAGTCTCGTAAATTCGTAAAGCCAGAATCTTCTAGCTCTTTTTTACTGACGGTTGGAGCTTTAGCCATTAGCACATCCCACCTTTCTTCATGGTGACTTGCTTACCTTTGGTTAAACCGCGTTGGGCTACGCCATTAGCATCTTTACGGAATGTGCCGCCACCAGCCAATTTAGTCATGGTCGAACCTTTGTGTAAACGGCCTTCGTGTTTGTTCACAGCCTTCTGCATCATGGATTTGTCTTGTTTCATGTCGGCTTTACCGCCTTCGGCTTTACCGTCTTTTTTCTTAGCTATCATTGCCATGAAGCCGGGGTTCATTTTAGAAGCCATAGTATCACCACCTTTAGAAAATTTACGGCCTTTATCGGCCTCGTTAAAGTCTTTTCCCACGGACTGCGGGATTCCTACTTTCTTAGCAAACGATGGCGAATTGGCTATCGCAGCCATGAAATTATGTTGCTTTTTAGAGCTACTTGGCATCATTTTCCCGCTTGAATAAGCTGGTCAATTTTTGCTTCAAGCTTGTTAAAGCGTTGGTCAATGTGGTCAGTAATTCGTTGAACTTCTGCTTGAGTAACTGTATCACGGGCAATCTCCTCGCGGGTTATGTTTAAAAGACGTTCGACACGCTTAGTGTCTTCGCCAATTTCTTTCATTTGAGCAAACTTTTCTTTGACGAATAGGCCAAAAACCCCCATCACAACAGAAAGTACTGCCGACCAAATTGTGCTTAGTTCCATATCAGCACATCTTCCCACGGGTTTTGCCACGCTGGGCTATACCATCGGCACGACTAGAAGCGGAGGCAACTTTTCCGCCATTTTTCAAATTATATGGATTAGAAGGTTTCTTTTTTGTAGAGGCACTAGAACGAGGCGCATCACGATTAAGAAGTTTATTAAAATCAATATCCTCCCTATCAACCTTATTCATCGGTGTCATTCCGGGATCATCACCAAAAGTACTGCCGCGACCATCTCGACGTGGAGTCATTCCGGGGTCTGTATCTTTTTTGGATTTAATTGCTTCCATTAAACCATTGATAATTTCATCTTCTTTATTAGCCATTTTTTACCTCAGCACTTCCATCTAGCTAGTGAAGCAGCCTTACGGGTAGGCTTGCCTTTTTCGTCCTTCATTGGACCGGGCATACCAGACATACGCGCACAGAATGACTTCTTGCGAGCACCGCCTTGCGGCTGTGGCGCTTTGAGGTTTGATCCTGTGGCTTTATTGTAAACAGCACGTCCTTTGGCAGTCAGCCCAGCCCCCTTAGAGACCGGCAGCTTCTCACCGCGACCTACTGCAAGGGATGGGGTTTTCTTAGCCATAAAACACCGTAGCTGAAACAGAGCCGCCAACGCCTACAAACATGCCGTTACTGCAAAGTATCCCCTCGCCGGGAATCTTAATTGGTAAACCAACAATGTTGTACGTATCAAGTTCTAACAAAATGCTGCTGTAAAACGTCACCGCTCCGCTAGTTGCTGTCGATGCGGCAGTTGTTACAGTAAAAACATTTGCGTTGGTCTTGGTAACTGCGTAAACCCCGTCCACTGCTGTGCCAGTGGTAAAGTCCATAAAGACTCTATCGCCTGTTTCTAGCCCGTGCGCTGTAATTGTTACCGTAACAGTGGTACTAGCTGCAGTTCGAGCATATGTGCCCGTCTTGGATACAGTAGGGTCAGCCACAGCCGAACTACGCAATGAAGCCGTAGCAGGGGATACCGTGATTGCTTTGAGGCGCACACGGCTAGTAGTAACAACCTTGGACGTTGTTGCGTGGTAGGACAGGACATCAGTTTGCATGGTCATAATGCAGCCCTATCCGTAAAATATGGTCGTTGTTACTGTAGCAGCAGGAAGAAAGACATAAATGCCTGCAGAGGCTAATATTCCTTCGCCGGGGATTAACGTGTAGAACGAGGTTCCAGTAGCGCAATCAATCTCAGTAAGAACATCCTGATACAACGTTACAGCACCGCTGGTTGTTAGCACACCTGTAGTTACAGTAAATGTACTTGTAGTCGGAGCAGTTACAACAGTGTAGGTGTCCGGTACAGCAGTGCCAGTGGTAAAGTTTAAGACAACTCTATCGCCTACAGCAAGCCCATGATTAGCGTAAGTTACAGTACAAACTGTAGTTCCGGGGATGTCATAAGTAGCGGCCTCCGGAATATTGTTTGCAAACGTTATATTTAAGGTGGATGTTGTAGACGGAGAAACTACAACCCCTTTCAGGCGGGTGCGATATGCAACAGCTACACCTGTTTCGGTGTTGTGATACGACTTTACGTCATATTGCATCATAATCAATCTCCTGTAATGCGGGGGCCGAAGCCCCCAAGATTAATTAAGCTGTGCGTGTAAACACGTAAGTTGTTGGGCTGGAGAACATGATGGTAAAACGACCAAGACCTGTTGCGCCAGCAGTAATAGTCAAGTCACCAAAACTGCCAGCAGTGTCTACGGCGGCAGAAGACAAAATACCATTGACAGCAACAGCAATGGTCACATTGCTTGCACCACCGGTGTTATCAACGTACAGGTCCATAACAGTCCCTGCAGTTGCACCAAGAGCAGTGCCAAGAGCAGTGCCGGTAGGCAAAGTAATAACTGTTGATGCGGCTGACGTAGAAGTGATGTAGCCAGTAGCAACTTGGGCAGCAGTCGCTGTAGTTGTTGCGTTAATAGCAGCAGTTGTTGGGTGATTCTGATCTGTATAAACCAGATTTGTTGCTGTTACAGTTGTAGCCGCTAAAGTTGTTACGCTAGTAGCAGTGCCAAGGGTAGCTGTAACAGTGACTGCGC